ATTCTCTAGACTCCGTTTTAGGATCATAGACAACTACTGTTTTAACATCAGGGTTATGCTCCATAATCATACGATTTTGTTCAGGAGTAAATAACTCATCATTAGTTACCATAGGTTGGAAGATATCCATACCACCTTGAGGTTGTACCATTAATGGAATATCTCCAGTCTCTAATCTTGGAGGAATGAAACCACCTTCAAGTTGTTGACGTGGAGTATTAATGATATTTTCATATAATCCCATGATAGCTGCTTCATCATTACCAGTAGTATCAAGTTTAAGTTCTTTAGTACGTTTAAGTTCCATATCATGACATTTAGAGATAACAGAGTTAAGCTCTTTAATGGCAGATAGTTTAGTACTAGAAAGAGAAGAGATAGTAGCAGATATATCAGTTAGATATTGATACTTACCACGAATCTTAGATAGACGGATATCATTAAACTCTTGTTTAAGTTCACCTTGGAGACCATCAATTTGACTAATCATAACTTTGATGAGATCATTAGTCTCTTCATAAGAATCAATATATGGTTTATTAGTCATAATCTCTTCAGTATCACCACCAACAGTGATATCATTACTATCTTTATTTTTTCTAGGTCTACCACGTTTACGTGGTTTAATCAAAGTATCTTCATCGATAGGGGATCTTTCTACAACGATGCTTTTACCTTGACCAGTAGCAAATTTATTAAATACAGATGAGCCACTAAAATTAGGTTTAGTACTAGTAGTTGGCTCTTCAACAGTAATATTGCCATCTATAATGGCCTCTCTATATTGCATAGTAATTCCTCCTTATAAGGGTTTATTTTAAAGTTCTATGTATTATATCTTACACTGTCTAAAAACGTCGAAATATAAAAAGTTAACTTCCCAGATACATTAAAGTAGGTGTAAATACAAAGGAGGATTTTAAATATGGCTAACATTTTAAACATATTTAACCAGTTCCCAAAAGACCATAACTTAACGATTCTACAAACATTCTTTGCAAAACCGTATAAACAAGATAACGGAAGATGGACTAAACCTACATTGAGTTTAGTAGCTAAAGATAATAATACTGGTAAGAAGCATGTATGTGAAATTGAGGATCCAGAGTATATTTGGTTCTTAGCAAAAGAACCAGAGAAGTTAACTCATCATTATGACTTCTTACCCAAAGATGAAGTGGAAGCGATTCAATGTCCTAATAAAGAATTAGAGAAGTGTATCGCACAAGCAACTGGTAATATGAAATTCTTTACGAATAATATTGCCAATGGTGAATATAGAGAGAATGCTAAGCTACATACTTTGAATCAAGTATTCTTCTCTGACCAGAATATTGAAGACCATTATAGATTCTGGTTTAATAGATTATTCAAGAATGACATTCAATCTGTAAGTAAATCATACCTAGACATCGAAGTTGATATCTCTGATATTGCAGGTGATTTCCCAGAGCCAGGTGAAGCTCCAGTAAATGTAGTAACTTATATTAATGCTGGCGTAATCAATACATATATTCTTAGAGATCCAAGAAATCCATTAGTACAAGAGTTTGAAAACCAAGTAGCTAGTGGTCAAATTGAGAAAGAACTAAGACAGCTTATTGAATATGCTATTGGTGATGAGAATAGACAACGTAAGTTTAATATCTATGGATATAAGTTTAATGTAAGATTCTTTGACCAAGAGATTCAATTACTAGCTTCTATGTTTAAGCAAATCAATACAGAAGAACCAGACTTCTTATTGGCATGGAATATGGCGTTCGATATTCCGTATTTGATTCAACGTATTCGTAACTTAGGATATAGACCAGAGAGTATTATGTGTCATCCAGACTTTAAGATGAATCCTAAAGCTGAATACTTTATTGATACTCGAATGGAAAACAACTATGCAGAACGTGGTGACTATGCATATATCTCTTCTTATACAGTATACTTAGACCAAATGATTCAATTTGCATCTCGTCGTAAAGGTCAATCTGCATTTGCTTCATTTAAGTTGAATGATATTGGTGCTCAAATCTGTGGTGTACAAAAGTTGAACTATCATCATATCACTACAGATTTGGCTAAGTTACCATTCCTAGACTTTAAGACATTTGTATTCTACAACATTGTCGACGTATTAGTCCAAGTATGTATTGAAGAATCTACAGATGATATTGGATATATCTACAACTCTAGTGTATTGAATAATACTCGATTCTCTAAAGTACATAGACAAACAATCTATCTACGTAATAAGCAAATCGACTTCTATTTCGATCTTGGGTTAGTTGTTGGTAATAATATCAATAAGACTAGAGAGAAACCATCTGAGAAGTTTGACGGTGCTTTCGTAGCAGATCCTAACTTAGTTAATGACTCAGTTAAACTAAAGATCAATGGTATTCCAGTCTTCTTATGTGATAACTTAGTAGACTTTGACTTTAGTTCTCTATACCCTAGTATCAATCGTGAGTTTAATCTAAGTTCTCCATCTGAGATTGGTAAGATTGAATTTGAAGATGATAAAGATGCAAGCTCTGCATTTATTGAAGATATGGTAACTCAAGATCACTTGACATTTGGTAATAGATGGTTAGGTCTTCCAAATTATAGTGAGTTAGTTGATGAAGTATCTACATTATTTGCATCTGGTAGATTATCTACTGAGAATGAATTCAAAGTATATAATAAAGGTGAGTTAGTTAAACCATTAGAAGTTGAATACAATGATTATCTACCAGCTCTAACTAGATTTGGTAGTATGAATATGAATGCTATCTATGGTGAACGACAAATGCCAGGAGGATTATAATGGTTATACATTTCCCATTAAGCCAATCTGATATCGAAAGCTTACTTTCTATAAGTAAGCTTTTGAAATGTGATAAGATTCTATATGATAGAAACTATATCAATCCAATCATTGGTGTAGGACCAGAGAAATCATACTTCCAGACTACAAGTTATATGGTTGATCTAAGTCCTCATATTAATAATCTATTGGTTAATATATCTGACTTAAAGAATCTTGGTAAGATTACTCAACTAGAACCATCTGGAGATAATCCAGAGATAGCTATTCATAAACCAATTGTATCCGTATTCAATTGGGATGCTGAATATGTTAAAGCTTGTATGAATAGTCTAAGAGAATATCAAATAGATGATAATATCATTACTAGAACTGAAGAGTTCCATAATACAGATTGCTATAATGAACTTATGGCTGGTAGTGCATCTACTGGAGCATTCAGAATCAATGTAGGTGGATATATGATTGATATACCTAAATCGGCTATACCAACATTGAAGTCTGATCATGTAGTAGCTACAGTATATAATGCTCCAAATAAGGACTTTAACGTTCTTAGATTTAAGATAACTAAACGTAATGGCATTGTCGTAAATCAATCAATGTTGTTTTTACCGTATTAAGAATAATGGCTATAGAGACTCAACTCTATAGCCAGATTCGTTTATTTAGCATACGGAAAACATTTAAATAATCAAAGGAGGAACGATAATGGCAGACGAACAAAATGTCAAGCAACAAGAATCCTTGTTCTCTCGTATTAGAACTGGCGTTGCTGATATATATAAACGAACGTACTATACTCCACCAGATGGAGATAGTGAACTAAAACATCTCTCCGATAGAATTAATACTTCTATGGGTAAGATTATCAATGACATTAACTACTCTACTGGCTTATCTTCTATTAGTACTCTATATGCTAAAACCCTAGAGTATCAAAATGATAGACAAGTAGTAGATGGTTTTGATAAAATCTTTAATGACCTATCTAATGATGGTAGTATCTATAATGCATTCTTTGGTAATCGTAGTCTAAGACTATTTGATGCAGAGATTGATATGATCTGTAAATATATGCCAATGTTAGAAGATGCTATTGGTGTACTATGTGATAACGTAATCTCATCTGATCACTTCTCTAAAGACTTTATCTTTATTAAAGATGAGAATGTATCCGTAGAGCTAGCTAAAGATGAATTCTTCAATAATATCAAAGTACTAAAAGACAAGTACGATCTATTGATGAAATTCCAAGATATTATCTACAATACCTCTAAATATGGTGAACGATTCTACTATATCGTACCATATGAAAGAGCTATCAAGAAACTTCTAGATAATCCTGACAATAAATATATTACAACTCAGGAGTCTGTATCTTTCATTGAGTCTGGTTTAATCAATATATCCCCTAATCTTAAAGAGAGTGGAGATGTATTTGTTAGAGTTACAAAGAGAGATGATATCCCTACAGAGGTAGATATTGAATTCAATATGAGTAATGCTCTATCTAGAGAGATTATTGCTCATGAGAAAGCAGTTAGTAGATTCAAAGCTATTAAAGAATCTGCTGTAAACTTCAATGAAGCTACAACAAGTACAGTATCTCTAGTGGCTAATGATAAATTAGATGCTAGTCCATTCTATGATGATACTACAAGTAATGGTCTTATTGATGTAGATAAAATTAATAGAGATCTTAAAGGTGATTGGGGATTGAATGGATGTCTATTCAAAGAACTAGATCGATATAAGATCATCCCTATTAGGATTGATGACTTAATATTAGGTTATGCATACTTAGAGAATGATAAAGTATTCGGTCTAGATGAAGACTTCCCTATAGGTGATACAACTAACCCAGTTAACTCTTTAGGCATTGGTGTAAATGATTTAAATGCAACTAAGAATGCTGCAGTTATATCTGATAGTGTAGTTAAAACAGTTGCAAGTAAGTTATCTGCAGCTATTGATAGTAAGTTTATCAAGCTTAATAAAGATCTATCTAAAGAAATCTATATTGTATTGAAGCATGATATTCAGTTTGGTAAGAAGAATAAGTACACTGTTACATTCTTACCACCTGATGATGTAGTTCATTGCTACTATAGATTAGATCCTAACACGTATCGTGGTATCTCTGATCTATATAAAGCAATGATACCTGCTAAGCTATTCATTGGTCTATATATCACTAATACTATTGGTGCTATGACTAGATCTCAAGATCGTCGTGTTTACTATGTAAAACAATCCGGTATTGATACCAATATCTCTAAGATTCTATTAACTACTATTGACCAATTAAAACGTCAAAACTTCAACATTCGTCAATTAGAGTCTATGAAGAATGTATTAAACATCTTAGGACGATTCAATGACTTCGTTATTCCAACAGATAATAGTGGTAACTCTCCAGTACAATTTGAAGTTATGCAAGGTCAACAGATTGATCCACAGACTGATTTGATGGAGAAGCTACAAAACATGGCTGTTAATAGTACTGACGTACCAGTTGAAATCGTACAGGCTAGACAATCTATGGACTATGCTATACAGGCAACTATGTCTAATAGTAGATTCTTAAAGAAAGTATATAATAGACAGACTATTGCTAATAGATTCTTATCTGCTATTATGACTAAACTCTATAGAGGTGAATTCAATAATCCAACAGCGGTTATTAATGTTAACTTACCAACACCGATGTTCTTGAATCTCACTAATACTAACCAGATTATTCAAAATGCTAATGATGTTGCTCAAGCAGCAGCTGAAGCATTTGCTGATGATTTAGAAGAGAATGCAAAACCAATGTTCTTTAACAATCTAAAAGCTAAGATGCTTGAAAGCTATTTAGATATGGAAATGATCCAACGTGTTAAAGAAGCAACTAAAGTTGAATATGCAGCTATGCAACCACCAGGAGATGGTGGTGGGGAAAGCTACTAGAGTATTTAAACAGAACTATAAGGTCATAGGCTATTAAAGCCTATGACCATTATAATTCCTGTCGTTTATCATTATGTGTGAGAGGTGAAATACTTTGTACCGGAAACCGAGGACACAAAGCAGGAGTGACTACGTATGAAAATGAGCAGTTCAGAATTGTTATAGCAGTGTATTTGTTCATATTTGAATCATAGATTCCATTTCATATATATTTTAACGTAAATCAAGCGTAAGGTATTCGATTTATTTTTAAGAAGATTTCACGAAGCAAGTGTGTTTGTATTTGCTGTACTTTAGGAGTTTTGTACACAAAATTGTTGTTAGGGCGGTGACCCAATTTCATTTTATCTTCATACGCAGTCATTATATTGTTACTAGAAAAGAAAGAATAAGTGGACTAGGAGTTTATCTCCTAGTCCATTTGTTTATTCTATTATTTACAAACCTATTTACCAGACCAAGAAGTCTTTTTACCAGTGTTACCTTCACCATTACCAGTAAGAGTTGTATGGTAAGGAGTCATGTTTTTAACACCAGTGTAAGTCATTTCAGACTCATCCCAGATTGTACCTTGACGAACCCAATCAAGTAAGCTTTGAGCTTTTTGGTTGATGATTGTATTCGTAATAGGGAAACCGGAGAATTCTACAGATAATTCTTTGAAACCAATGTCACCACGTTCGATATTGTAGATATTCAAGTCAGCATTTGTTGGTTGAGCAGCTACGATATAGAAAGCTTTTTCTACATTCATCAAAGTATTGTCTGTTACGATGTATAAGAAGCTAAATACTTCTTTATCAAATCCAGGTTCTGTGATTGTACCATCTTCGATAAGACCATGATAATGTTTAACTTGAGTTGTAGGGTCTTTGATACCACGTAAGAACAACTCATGAACTTTAGTCATGATAGAACCAGATTTTTCGAAATAACGCATACTGAAAGTAGAACCAGATTGGCTATTAACTTTGTTGATTACGTTAATGGATTTTACACCGTTTGTTAATTCTGCAGTTTCGGAAGTCATGTTATCAATGCCATCCAAACCACGGAATTCATATTCCAATACATGTACGTATGTATCGATAAGTTTACGGTATTGATCAGATTTATCTCTTAATTTCTTCAAGAATTCAGGGATAGTCAATACCAAGAATAGGCCATAACCAGATTCAAATTGGTTGAATTGATATAATTGAGCCCAGTCAGTTACACCACGGAATAACGCATAGTTCGTTAAGTCGCGGATTTCTTTAGTGCCGTCGAAGATAAAGTTAACAGCACCAGCAGTACGTCCAGCCATAGTTATTTATCCTCCTATATTAAACAGTGGCACTAACATTTGTAGTCGCGATTGGAATAGCAACGATACGGAAGATTTCAGCTTGTGCGAAATCACGGAACGATACTTGGATAACCGCATAAACGATCTTGTTAGCTGCATATACAGAATCAGTTTTGAAGTCGATAGCAATAGAAGCGAATTTATTAGCGTTAGCATCAATAACTGCTTGTACGTCTTTCTTATAGTCTTCAAAGTCTGTACCTGTAATGAATTTATAACGAGATTTTGGACATGCAATACGAATTTGTTTGATCAACTCTTGGATAGCCAATACGTTATTAGCAAAGCTTAATTGTGTATAGATATCTTGAGAAGTATATTCGGATGCAAGAGAGAAGATACCATTGTAGTATTTACCGAAGTTGATATGTAAGTCATCCATTTCAGCAACTTGGTCACCTGCAGGAGTAACTTTAGGAACGTAAGATAAAGTACCTTCAATAATTTCTGGAACTACCCAGCCGTTGTTTTGACCAGCACATACTAAGGAACGACCATTAGCAAAGTGCATACAAATCAAACGAGAGATAGCATACCCCATAGTTACTGTAATTTGTTTACGAGTATATGGATCAAATACGTCAAAGTATTGACAATAAGTCGCAACGTAACGTGTATTACCGCCAGTATTCAAAGTCTTAGCATTCTTAATTGCAAGAATGTTTGTAAGACCTTTAGTACCCATATCGCGGAAGAAGAATACGTCTTGACGGAAGTTACATAAGTTTTCAATAGCACGTTTTACAATATGTGGATAGTTTGCATCGACAACAATGTCAATTGGGTTGTTATCGATATCAAAGATATCATCATTGAATGTACCATTGTATACTTTAGCCATTTCTGTAGCATATACAGAAGTGGAATCAGTCACACCTTTATAATTAGAGATTGGAGATGTACCAAAAGTATCACCATTATAACCACCAACTAAAGAATGACCAGCGAAGCTATCAAGTTTAACTGTAGCTACACCATCATTAGTGGATTCTAATACTTCGAAAGTTTTGAAAGCTTCACCTTTCCAAGTACGAGCACCAATGATATCAGATTCACGTAAACGAGTTTCAGACAAGCCAGCAATAGCTGCTACTTTAGCGTAGAATAATTGCATTTGATCTTCATAACCGAAGCATTTAACTTGTTTAGAAGTACGTTTTACAACGGAGTCAAAGAATAAATTGTAACCAGCCTCTACTTCAGAAGGGTTCAAGGAGAATACAATAGATTCTAATGTATTATTATTTTCATCGATATCAATTACGTAACGTGCAGATTGTGCAGAACGAGATAATGTGCTATCGAGGGAGATAGTAATACTCTTTTGAGACACACCACGACCATTATCCATTACTAAGAACAATGGGAATTTGTTGTCTTTTTTGTTTTTGTATTTGTCATAGAAAGCTTTAGATGTAGCTACATAGTCGTTACCATGAACGTTTTCTTCAGCATCTAAAGTTTCTACAGAGTAGTTAACTTGACAAACTTTATACATAGCAGCAACACCGTCTGCACCAGCTTCGTCTTTAGTATATAAAGGACGTTGTGCTGGTTCAGAGAATTGAGCTACGTCAACAGCTTTCCAGTATAACTCCTCAGTCACATAAGATCCATCTTCTTTTGTGATAGGAGATCCAGTCAAAGGATCCATTTTGATTCGAGTTTCTTGACGAGAAATTTCTTTTACATGAGCAACTACACCTAGCATGGCTAAACGAGAAGTAGGGTCAACGACACGTTTCGCATAAACGATACCGCCGTTGTTGATTACGTTAGCTGCTTGGAGTAATGGTTGACCATGACGAGCAAAAGAGATTTCACCATATTGATCGAAGAAATCTTCACCTTGCCATTTAGTATATTCTTCAGTCCCTTTGTCAGAAGTAAATCCGGCAAATACAATTGGTCTTGTAGTAGAGTCGGCTACATTCAGAGAGGGAATATAACTTTGGTCTTCAAGAATGATTTTTGTACCAATCATAATCTTTTATTTCCTCCTTAATAGATTTTATAAATAATAGTTATAAACGATCCGAATGGTGGATTCTATTTAAACTTTTATTCATATGTTAATTATGGCTATTGCATAAGGATCTTTTCCATTGGGGAGTCAACAGTGTTCTTATTGATGATAGAGTTGACTACCGCATCATCCCAGTTCTCGGATGTCAATGCTGTAAATGCAGAAATATACTTAGGTACCATTTTGATAGATACTGGTTTATACTTATGCATATCAGTTTCCTTAGCTAAGCGGAATGGAACTGATTCATCTTTAACAGATCTACAGAGTTCTGATACTAAGATACCAAACATCTGTGCAGAGATACCAAAAGATGAACCATTGAATTTGATGGAATCCATTAAGAAAGAATGTAACTTATCA